CAGAGAAGGAGGAGCAGGACCCGCCTCGCAGGAAAGCGACACAGGCGGACATCGACGCCTTCTTCGGTTAATTAGGAAAGGGTGCACAGAATGGCATCGGGCAACATTAAAGGGATCACCATAGAGTTCAACGGTGATACCACAAAACTCGACAAAGCGCTGCGAGAAGTCCGCAACAGCACGAAGGGCATCGACAAAGAACTGTCGCAGATCAATAAGGCTCTTAAGTTCAATCCGAAGAACACGGAACTGCTCGCACAGAAGCAGGAGCTGCTGAAGCAGAAGATCCAGCAGACCGAGAAGTCTGTAAAGGATCTGAAGAACATGCAGGCGCAGATGGACGCGAAGGGCATCGACAGCAGCAGCGAGGAATACCGCGCGCTGCAGCGTGAGATCATCACGACAGAATCGAAGCTGAAGCACTTCCAGAGCGAACTGCAGAAGACCGCAGCGCAGGCCTCCAAGATCTATCAGGTCGGTCAGGCCTTCGAGGACACTGGCAAGAAGATCGAGGGCGCTGGTCGTGCGATGGCTCCGCTCAGCAGGGCGGCCGGTGTGGTCGCTGCCGGTCTTGGTGCGGTCACGTACAAAGCGGGTACGATGGCTGACGATCTGAACACGCTCTCGAAGCAGACAGGCATCAGCACGCACGACCTGCAAATGTACGCGGCAATGGCCGACCTCGTCGACGTATCGGTCGAAACGATGGCGAAGTCACAGACAAAGCTGAAGAAGAGCATGCTGGGCGCGTCTGAGGGCGGCAGCCAGGCGAAATACTTCGAGCAGTTAGGCATATCTGTCACGGATGCGAACGGCGAGCTGCGCGACTCGAACGAGGTCTTTCAGGAGACGATCAAGGCGCTCGGGCAGATGGAGAACGAGACCCAGCGCGATGCGATCGCGATGGCCATCTTTGGAAAGTCTGCGAACGAGCTGAACCCGCTCATCGAGGACGCTGGCGCAACTTACGAGAAGGTCAGCGGGATTATGGCGAAGTACGGCCTTGAGCCGGTTAGCCAGGAAGCGCTCGACCGCGCAAACGAGTTCAATGACAGCATCGACACGATCAAGCTCGTCTTCATGCAGGCGATCCAAATCATCGGCACGAAGATCGCGGGCTATCTTGTTCCGGTCATGGAGAAGGTCACCGAGAAGGCGGCAGAGATCGCTGAGTTCATCGCGGGGCTGTCCGGTAAGACGATGGCCATCATCGGCGGGATCTCCGCAGGTGTGGCTGCGCTCGCACCGGCTCTGATGGTCGTTGGCAGGCTAGTGACAATGTTCGGCGGTCTGCAGATGAAGATCGCACTCGTAGCGCAGAAAATCCCGCTGATTGGCAAGGCTCTGTCGTTCCTGTCGGCGAACCCGATCGTCCTGGTCGTCGCTGCACTCGCAGCACTCGGTCTCATGATCTCCAAGACGGGGCTGACTGCGGACGAGATCACGGCGAAGATAAACGAGTTCGTGCTCAACTTCCAGGCGAAACTTCCGCAGATCATCGAGACAGTTGTGCAGGTCCTTACAACACTCGTCACGACCATCGCGCAGATGGCACCGCAGATCGTCCAGGGCGCGGTCACACTGTTCACGGGCCTCGTGGATGCGCTGCCGATTATTCTTCCGGTGCTCATGCAGGGCATCGCGGATCTCATCATGGCGATCGTCCAGTCGCTGCCGGGCATGGCGGTTAGTCTGATACAGGCGGCGGTCAGTATCGCGCAGACACTGTGGCAGGGCGTCCAGCAGGTCTTCGGCAACGTCGTCTCGTGGTTTGGCGGTGTCTTCGGTCGTGCATGGGAGGCAATCAAGAAGAAGTTCAGCGGGTGGGCATCCTTCTGGGGCGGGCTCTGGAAGACTATCTCGAACAAGTTCAGCGCTATTGGCACGCACATCGCATCGGCTATCAGCGGGGCGGTCCGTTCCGGCGTCAACGGCGTGATCAGCCGGATCGAATCCATCATCAACGGCGCGGTCAGCATCATAAACGGAGCGATCGACCTGATCAACAAAATCCCCGGCGTCAGCGTTGGCCACGTCAGCACGGTCAGCTTCCCGAGACTGGCGAAGGGCGGCGTCTTGAACGGGGCGCAGACAGTCATCGCCGGTGAAGCGGGACCGGAGGCGATCATTCCACTCGACAAACTGTTCGCGCAGATGGACAAGATGGCCGACAGGATGGCTGGCGAAAAAACCAACGTAGCACCGATGGTCATCAATGTCTACGGCGCAGCAGGTCAGTCGGTCAATGAACTGGCGGCTGCAGTCGAGCAGAGGATTATCGAAGCACAGAAGAGGAGGAGGCTGGCATGGCAATAAAGCCGACACCCAACAACAACATATTTAAGAGTCTCATCTTTGACGGAGTAAACTCGAGAGACTACGGGATCTATATCACTGGCGACGCGGTCTTCAACTCGCCCGAGCGGGATGTCGAGATGATAGAGATCCCTGGACGCAATGGGGCTTATGCTCTCGATAAGGGCCGCTTCAGCAACATCGAGGTCTCGTATCCTGCGGGCATTGCCGGCGACACAGAGGCGGACTTCCGGCAGGGAATCAGCGCATTCCGCAACGCCCTCGCGAGTCGTAAAGGATACAAGAGGCTCGAGGACGAATACAACCCTGATGAATACCGCATGGCAGTATACAAGAGCGGGCTGGAAGTCACACCAAAAGCGCTAAAGTCGGGCGAGTTCACCATCACGTTCGACTGCCAGCCTCAGCGGTTCCTCAAGAGCGGAGAAATCCCGCGCACCATCGGCGGGCAGGTGACGAACACCCAAACCGAAAGCGGCTCCGTCGTGTCCATCGAGAGCGACGGCGGCGATGCAGTCACATCACTCGTTGCTCAAATCGAACCCAAGCAGGACTTGCACGGGTACGATTATCCATTTCCAGCCGGTGGTGGGCCGAACGTATTCACAACTGTTGGCGCCACGTTTGATATAGTTTATGGGTCGGATGGCACAGAAACCAGCGGTGTGTATAGCGGCTATAGTTTCGCTCACACGGCTTTTATCCCAGTAAAACCAAATACAAAGTATACAATATCAGGCACTAACCGTGCTAGCACGCAAACAAATCACCGAGTCATTGGCTGGACAAGCGGAAAAGTGTATGTTGGACAGGAAGGAAATCTTATTCTTAACCCAACTACATTGACTGAGAATTCCATCGAATTTACAACAAGCGCAACAACCGCATTTATCACCGTCAATTACGTTTATAAAGCCAATGGCGTGCTTGTTGATGAGCAAATAAAACTACAGCCATACGAGAACATTTGTCCGATTACAGGGTGGACAGGGGCGAATGTGTTTGTAACAGGGGTGAATGTATGGGATGAAGAATGGGAAAGCGGCGATATTAATATTGTCGATGGCTCAAAGCGCGCAGCCGGAGACCGCATTCGCTCAAAGAATTTTATACCAGTTTCTCCAAACGGAACATACTACTCAATGTGCAATTATCAAAACCCTGTTATTTGTTTTTATGATGAAGCGAAAAGATGGGTTTCAGGAAAGCTTGGTGTTGGTTATGTGGTAGGTAAGAATGTGGCGTTCACGGTTCCATCATGGTGCTACTATGTGATGTTCTATTATAATGGCACAACCTACAACCACGACATCAGCATCAACTACCCATCAACCGATACTGCCTACCACCCCTACACAGGCACAACCTATCCCGTCTCCTTCGGTTCTGCCGGCACGGTCTACGGCGGCACGGGGGACGTGGTCACGGGGGTGCTGACGGTAACGCATAAGGCGAAAACGTTTGATGGTAGCGAAAACTGGCTTGAATACGAATATAACGGCAATAAGAGTTTTAGACTATATGTAACGGACATGCAGACAGGGAACAATCTTCCGTTGCTTTCCAATAGGCTTACATTTAGAGAGTTCGCATGGTCGGCAACAAGCGGTTACTATATTGGCGATTCTAATAAATATATATATGTGAGAAACCAAGACATCACAACCGTAAACGATTTTAAGTCTTGGCTCGCAAGCAATCCGCTACAAGTAGTTTATCCGCTCGCCACTCCCACCACCGTCCAACTGACCGCGCAAGAAGTCGAACTGCTCACAGGCAACAACAACGTGTGGGCAGACACAGGAGACATCACGCTGACCTACGGTGCTGACCCGAACAAGATCGTAAACCCGACGCTGTTTGATGCATCGCCGCTTCTTAAGGTCTACGGATACGGCGACATCGTACTGGGAGACGGCGGGGCTGTTTCTGTGTCTGAGGACGTGACAGTCGGCAACACAGTTCTAGCCAACGGCGGGCAAGTCGGGTTGACGTACACAGAAAGCATTGTCATGGGTTCCGATAAATTCATGACGGGCGACGTTATCACGCTGGCATCTACATCAATTAACATAAATCTCAACACAAACGAATCCATCACAAGCGCGGCAGCAAGTGTTTCATCGGGGTACAGCGTTAACACATCAGTAACAAAGATAAACAACAGAACTTTGTTGGCAACCGTTTTATGGGATGAAGAAACACTCACCGTTGGAACATCAAGAGACATGTCTACAATCGTTAACGTGAGCATCGTTACCAGCGGTGGCAATGTTGTTGTGCAGATTCCCGCAACGATCAGCTACAACGCGAGCACACGCACCATCACAAGAACATTGCAAACGCCAACAGCGATAAGTGGAACTGTCAGTCGTATCGGCGGATATTCGATTCTAGGAAGTATCACGGGTTATTCAACCGCACCCGCATACACCGAGCCCTTGTACTTCGACCTTAGTATTGGCGAAGCATACGCAATCGAAGACGGCGTGCCAGTGTCTATCAACGGCGCGGTGTCGTTTGGTGTCGACCTTCCTGTGCTTCCTCCGGGGGCGAGCACAATCACATACGACAACACGATTGACAGCCTTGAAATCATTCCGAGATGGTGGGAGGTGTAGCGCATGATTCCTATTCTCTACGAATCGAGCGAGACAGTCTTCGACAGAAACGGTCTCGGACGACTCCATGACTGCCTGTCGTGTATCGTCACGGAAGAGCGCAACGGGATCTACGAGTGCGATTTCTCGTATCCCGTGGACGGCGCGAACTTCGACCTGATTCAGTGCGGGCGCATCATCGGCGCAACGCATGACGACAGCGGGGCGCTGGAGCCGTTCGACATCGTGTCGTACTCGAAGCCCATCAGCGGGGTCGTGTCCTTCCATGCGGTGCACATCTCGTATCGGCAGAGCGGGATGGTCGCCACAGGGACGAACATCAACTCGTTGGCGGATGCGTTCGCCATGCTCGAAGACGCAGAACCCGAGAACCCGTTCACGTATGAGGCGGACTTCACCAGCACGGCATACATGGCGAGCGCTGACGGAGTGCCTCGCAGTGTGCGCCAGTATCTCGGCGGCATCGAGGGGAGCATCCTTGATGCGTACGGGGGCGAGTACGAGTTCAGCCGCTTCCGTGTGATTCTTCACGGCAACAGGGGCAGGAACAGGGACTTCTCCATCCGTTACGGCGTTAACATGCTCGACTACAAAGACGACACCGACTACTCGGAGACCTACACGTCGTGCATCCCGTACTGGAAGGGCAACGAAAACGGCAGCAATGTGCTCGTCATCGGCAACAGAGTAGACATGGATGGTGCATCCTACAATGGCAGGAACATGTGCGCTGCGTTGGATCTCACCGAGAAGTTCGAGAACAAACCGACCACGACCGAACTGCAGAACACGGCGAGGTCGCTGATGAACTCGAGACAGACCAACCTGCCTCAGACGACCATCAACGTCGACTTCGTCCGCCTGCAGGATATGGGATACGAAGGGCTCGACAGCCTTCTCCAGTGCAACCTGTGCGACACCATCAAGGTCGAGTTCCCGCGCTACGGCATGAGCGGCCGCTTCAAGATCGTCAAGACAGTGTGGAACGTGCTGGAGGACAAGTACGACAGCATGGAACTCGGTGCACTCTCGACATCTCTCGCGGACGCGCTCGGCATCAGCAACAGCCTCGGCGGGTCTTCGGCGGGCGGTCAGACTGACACGGTCGACTTCGTCATCGAGGAAGGCGGCAACGGCGCGAACAACACCTGGAACTATCGCAAGTGGCAGAGCGGTCTTCTCGAGTGCTGGGCGCGTCACTATGTGTCGTCTATGAACATCAGCTCGACGACTGGACAACTCAAATACAGCGCGGTCAGCATATCTGACCCGAACTATCCGATCGCATTCGTCGGCAATTATCCGACGCTGACCATCACGGGACAGGTCTCAGGCGGCAACGGATGGGTCGTTGGCAATAGCACGGACTACTCGCTGACCTCGATGGGTAGCGTCTATGCGTACTCGTCAGCGTCTCGTACCGGTGTCGGCGTGACAGTCAATGTCATGGCGGTCGGTCGCTGGAAATAAGAAAGGACAAAAATGAAAATTCTACTCATATCAGGACATGGCGCGGGCGACTCCGGCGCGGTCGGATGCGGTCACAAAGAAGCCGACCTGACACGGACGGCGACTAATATCCTCGTTGGCAAATTCGCCGCCTACGATGTCAGCGTCTCGCGGTATCCTGTCTCAAGGGATGCGTATCAGGACAATAAGAACGGGAAGCTGCAGGTCGACTTCAGCAGCTTCGGCCTCATCGTCGAGGTACACTTCAACAGCTTCAACGGCAGCGCGCACGGCACCGAGTGTCTGTACAAGCCGTCCGGGATGAAGGAACTCGCGTCGAAGGTCTCGGCAGCGATCGCTGGCGTCGGCCTGCTCGACAGGGGAGCGAAGCAGCGCACAGACCTCGCGAACATGAACAGGTGCGCGAAGCTGGGCGTGCCTTACATTCTCATCGAGACCTGCTTCATCGACAACAAAAACGACATGAAGATCTACGAGGCGAACCTGTACAACGTATGGGAGAAGGCTGCAGCTGCAATCTGCTCCTACTACGGCATCAAGAAGCTTGCCAGCGGCGGCGGTGATGCAGGCGAGACCGGCTGGGTCAAGAAGGGCAAGGACTGGTACTACTACGAGAAGGGCATCCCTGTGAAGTCCGCATGGCGCAAAGACAGCAAGGGGTGGTGCTATCTCGGCAAGGACGGAAAGATGGCGAGCAACACCTGGGCGAAGGATAAAAAGGACTGGTGCTACGTCGGGCCGGACGGCCGGATGGTCACGAATAAATGGCAGAAGGACAGCAACGGCTGGTGCTACTGCGGCAAAGATGGCCACATTCTCCGGGACACATGGCTGTCTGACGGCGGCCACAGTTACTTCCTGAAGAAGGACGGACACATGGCGACCGGCAACGTCAACATCGTCGAGACATTCGACCAGCAAGGCAAGTGGAAAGGAGGCCGCCAGGCATGACAGGAGCGCTTATATCGGCATGCGCGGCGATCCTCGTGTGCCTGATCAACAACTACTTCGTCGAGAAACGGCACCGGGAAAAGAGCGACACCGACTTTGAAGTGCTCAAGGCGACCATCACCGAAGAGATCCGTCACCTGACAAAAGAAGTCGAGAAGCACAACAACGTCATCGAGAGGGTGTACGCCCTCGAGACAAAGGCGGACGTGTTCGAGGAAAAGATGAAGGTCGCAAACCATCGCATTGATGACCTGGAGGAGGCGAAGAGATAATGAACAGATATAACTGGAAGCAGTGGCTGCGTGCTGCGCTGATTCGCGCGGTCAAGACAATGGCACAGACGGCGGTCGCCCTGATCGGCACCAACGCGATCGGCGTGACAGAGGTCGACTGGTTCGCGGTCGGATCTGCATCGGTGCTGGCGGGCATCGTCTCGCTGTTGACTTCGGTCGCAGGTCTGCCGGAGGTCGACGACACGCGAATCTATGACATGACCACAAAAAAATAAGATAACGACCGCATCGGTTCAGACTCCGACCGCACGCGGGCAAGAAGGAGCCTCGGAAGGGGCTCTTTTTTTGTGCCTGTAAGAAGAGAACGCAAAGAAAAAGACCGAGTGTTCGTGCTCGGTCTTATTTTGCGCAAATCGACGATTTACAGCCTACTAAAAAGGTGGGATTATTCGAGCGGCGCACGGTAGATGATAACGCAGCGCGCTGTCTTGCCGTCGCCGAGCCCGTACGGATTCACCGCGAGGATCTCCGCGCCTTGTTCTTGGATGCTGACGAGCGTGGCGTCGAGCGCGTCGCCCTTTATCCATGCATCACCAACTGCAGTAAGAGAGAGTGCTTGAATGGTCGCATGCACCATGCCGTCTCTGAAGATCGTCACTTTGCCGGTGTTTGTAGTGCCGGGCTTTTTACCAAATGCCATAGTTGTCCTCCTTTGGTGTCAGTTCCTCGCGCGCGCGAGGGCGGTATGAATTTTTCTTAATTGTAGCAAAAACTTGTTGCAATAGTCAACGCGAGGTGGTAAGATAAGAGCGTGGCAAGAGTTCCTAAAATCATAAGAAAAGGAACTGGTAACAAATTTCCAGTTCCCTAACAGTTGAATATCAACGTTTAGGCAATCTTACCACATACGGAGAGTAAACTCAATGGTACGTGTGGAAGGAGGCCTAAATATGAAGCGTACACGAGTCAAGCACTATGTCGGCTTAGATGCACGATCAGCAGCGGAACTCGGCGAAATGCTCACGCAGAAGTGTGAGGAGCTGCGCCAGTTCTGTCCGGAGGTCGTGTGGGATCTGAGCAACGGGCATAGTGCTTTTTTAGTCTATGACGAGGTGGTCGAAGAGCCGGAGAACATCCGAGACAAGTATGCACTCAGAGGAGAGACATACAGCTGCGGAGACTGTCCATTCAAATACCCGATCACAGACGGCAGGAGCCGGCACAGATGGGCATGCGAACGGGCGAAGAGCGGCACAGACGAGGACATCCCGGCGTGCAACTGGTTCTACGAGCAGCTCGAAAAAGGGGAGGTTTATAAGTGAAACAGAACGAATGGAAAGCAGAAGTCGTCAAGGCGCTGACGCTGCGGAAGATGAGCCGAGCGGAGCTCGCTGAAGAGCTTGGCTACTCGGAAAACTACATCCAGCACGTCATCTGTGGCGACATGCGCAGTGGACGGGTCGTGAAGAGGGTCTCGGACTTCCTCGGCATCGAGCCGTACAGCGAGTAAGAGGTGCGGACATGATCCGCGCAAGAGTGGCGGCGGCGATCCTGGCGGCAATGATGACACAGAGCATAGGTGCGGGAGTAGCGACCAGCGCGGTCATCGAAGCCATCCCGGAAGAGACCGAGACCGCCGAAGAACAGACCAAGCCCGTCATGGAGTACGTCGGCGACTATCGCGTCACGGCATACGCGTTCTATGAGGGTGGCGGCGAGAATTACTACACGGCGGGTGGCTACGAGCCGATACCGTACTGGACATGCGCGACAGGCGACGAGTTCCCGTTCGGGACAGTCCTTTACATCGAGGGGCTTGGCTACGTCGAAGTGCAGGACCGCGGAGGCTTCGGCCCGGGGATCATCGACTACCACATCGGCTGGGACTCGATGGACAGCTTCGAGGATAAGACGCGGGCCGTGTACGTGGTGCATTACTAAGGAGGCGACATGAAGGGAGTAAAACTTGACAACAATCCCGATACGCCGAAGGCACTCAACAAACTGGGACGGATGGAAATGATCACAAGACTCGAGGCGGACATACTGCAAGACATGATGATCTGCGACATCGAGGGATGGGACAAGACCGAATACATCCGCCAACTGTACGAAGTGCTCGACCATTTCATGGATGGTCTGAAAGGAGAGAAAGATGGACACAATCATTAGATACAGCAACAAGATCATGCTCGCGATCGGAGCGGTCGCGTGCTTCGCGGCATCCAGCATGGACGCATTCCCGACGGCGGCGGTGATCTTCCGCATCATGGGTTATGCGTTCGCGGTCTGGGCAATCATTGAGCCGAAGGTTGAGGAGGTAGAAGAATGAGCTACTGGGAGAAACAATGGGAAGGCGAACGCGATCAGGCGTGGGAGTATGATCCGGACGGCTTCGAGGTAGAAGGAGATGAAGACGATGAAGATGACGTTTAGAAGCAGATATGAGAAGTACCGCGTCACGATAATAGGTAAGGGCGGCAATAAGATTGTGCTGTTCATTCCGTGGAGCACGCTGGAGGACGAGGTGAGCCTGTTCCTGGCGAACTGTTGCACAGTGACGATTGATGGCGGAGTTATGGCAAAGGAGGAGGACTAATGGCAAAGACACATTGGAAGAAGTTGACAGACACGAAGTATCTCGGCGCGTGGGATCTCGGCGACAAGGACATGATCGTCAGGATCACCGAAGTGCGTCAGGAAATGGTCAAAGACAACAAAGGGAAGGAAGAGGAAGTGCTGGTCGCATATCTCGATGGTGGGGTGAAGCCGTGGATCCTGAACAAGACCAATTGCAAGTCGATCAGCAAGGCACTCGGCTCGCCCTTCGTCGAGGACTGGGCAGGGCATAAGGTTCAGCTTTACTCAGACAAAGTCGCGGCATTCGGTGACATCGTCGATGCGATCCGCGTGCGCGAGTTTAATCCGGAGGCGAACGCATGAAACTGACAGCAGAGAACTACTACCAGCCAGGCCCGCACATGAGCGCGTCGCAGTTCAAGGAGTTTCTGTCCTGCGAGGCGTGTGCGCTGGCTGAGGCTGAAGGCGAATGGGTGCGCGAACCATCGAGCGCTCTGATTCAAGGCCAATACGTGGACGCCTACTTCACGGACAACATCGAGGAGTTCCGGAAGAAACACCAGGAGCTTTTCAAGAAGGACGGCACACTGAAAAAAGATTACCAGATCTGCGAGGCAGCGATCGACCGCATCGAGCGTGACCCGGTGGCGTTCGCGCATCTGCAGGGCGACAAACAGGTCATCGTCACCGGCGAGATCGAGGGCGTGCCGTGCAAGGGAAAACTGGACGTCCTGCACGAAGACCGCATCGTCGACCTAAAGTGCATGAAAGACTTTGCCCCGATCTGGAAGGACGGCGAGCGGCTCGACTTCATCAGGGCGTGGGGCTATGACATCCAGGCGTTTTTCTACACAGAACTCGTCCGGCAGCAGTTCGGCAAAGACCTGCCGTTCTACATCCTCGCGGTAACCAAGGAATCGTCGCCGGATCTGATGCTGGTCGAGATCCCGGACTGGCTGATCGACAGCGCGGCCGCAGTTGTCCGGCACTACATCAAACGCTTCGACGGCATCAAGAAGCGCGAGATCGAACCGAACCGGTGCGGGCGGTGCGCGTACTGCAAAGAAACGAAAATAATCGAAAAACCTATGAAATATGAGGACTATCTCAAGGAGGTAATGCTGTGAGACCTATCGACAACTGGAATGAAATCACACCGAGCTACGGCGGAGACGGACGCAAGGAAGTGCCCGGCGGCTACATCGTCAAGATCACGTACGCGGAAGACGTGAAGCAGAAAGAGTACCTGCGCATCGAGTGGGACTACACCGAGGGCGAAATGGCGGGCTGTCATAGAGAGTGCTACGACAACTTCGGCTTCTGGCCTGCTCCGATGTTCCGCTCGTATAAGAAAAAGGCGGAGGGCATGTTCAAAGCATTCATCGAAGCCGTCGAACGAAGCAATGAAGGCTACACATGGGATTGGAACGAGCGCGGGCTGGTCGGCAAGTGGGTCGGCGTCGTTACCCGTGAAGAGGAATACACCAGCAACAGCGGCGAGTTGAAGACGCGCATCATCGTCGACAAGGTCCTGCCGGCGGTCGACATCATGAACGGCGACTTCCGCGTTCTGCCTACGAAGCGCAAGGAGGCGGCAAATCGCTCGAATGCGGTGGTCGACATGACCGCGCCGAGTAATTCATCCTTCGATGAGGATACGCCGTTCTAATGGCTATTATTATCGAGGATTCCCGTCAGAAGGACGGCAAGCACCAGCTGAAGCACATCGGCTTCGACAACCTCGGGGTCGATCTGCTTCGCTGCAAGCTTCCGTTCGGGGACTATGCGCTGCCACCGGAGGTCTCGGTTGATACCAAGGAGAACCTCGAGGAGATCGCGGGCAACCTGTGCGGATCGCGAAAAGAGCGCGACCGGTTCATCCGTGAGTGTAAGGCGGCAGCCGCTGCAGGGTGTCAGCTGATCGTCATGGTCGAGACCCAGCACAAAGGCAGTCTGCTCGACCTCGGCGAGATCCGGATCGGCAACGGCATGACCGTGACCGGGATGCAACTGCACAGGGCGATGACGGCGG